TAAGATTGACGAGGTCTTATGTAGACCGGCATTTATGAACAATATCACTTGGGACTCTTCCTCAGCACAAAACTCTGTTCTAGCTTCCTACTCCCTTCCTTCTGACTTACCAGCTTATTCGGCTATTAAGAAATGCAAGATGCAATACAATACATTTATGCAGTGTGACGTAGTCTTTAGAATAGAAGCGGCTCCAATACAATTCCAATCCGGACGTTTATATGTCTGTTTCGATCCTTACAGGAACGAAAGAGGAGCCCGCTCAACCATTCTCCAACCACAATCCTACACTGCTTTGCACGGCATTACTTATGACCCGGCCAAGCCAAATCCAGTTGAATTCCGAGTACCTTACGCATCTATTCGATCTAGCTACGACTTGCCCCTCGGCCAATACGGCTGTGGTATTCTGCTGGTCATAGTTCTCTCTCCCTTGAACTCTGCAGCTTCTACTTCTTCTGTAACTCTTTCAGTCCAAGCTTGGTTTGAGAATGTTAAATTAACAGTCCCAACACAAGCACAAGCACTTAATGCTCCAGTTACGACCCGGAATGTGCATTCTCTCGAGTACACACACGGTGAACCTCAACTTTTCCAATCTAATGAAGAAGCTCTAGCCCAGAGACATCGCTTTTCGCGAGCAGCGGATCGAGTTTCCTCGATAGCTTCTTTCTTAGGTACTTTTCCTCTTCTTTCTGTAGTCGCTTCCCCTGTAGCGTCTTTCGCTAAAGGGGTCTCTAAGGTGGCCGCAGCTTTTGGTTTTTCTAAACCTGCAGACATCTCGTGTCCAACCAAGATAGTCTCCCACAATCGAGCTGCTTGGGCGAACGGAGATGGCTCCCTTCCTGTTGTTTCCCTTTCTCAATCTTCAGATTATGCTATAGACCATACTGGCAGGTACTTCCCCAACCCGGTCGATGAGATGGACATTAACTACATTTGTTCTAATCCAGCCATGCTCAATGCATGGTCTTGGTCCACCTCAGACGCTGTGGGAAAGGTTGTGACTGTCATCCCTGTTCACCCTGGGCTTTGCAATAGAATTTCTGGTCCCGAAACCCAAACTTTTGGCGTTTATGCACCTACACCTATGGCTTATGTAGCTTCTATGTTTAAATACTGGGGAGGTTCTCTCAAGTATAAGTTAGACGCTGTTTCAACTCCTTTTCATGCAGGTCGCTTACTAGTGGCCTACATTCCTGATTATGATCCTTCTGTAACTCTGACCATTAATGAAATAGGTAACAATTATTCTGTTCTCTGGGATATTACTGACTCTTCTACTCTTGAGTTTGAAGTTCCCTATCTTGGCAACACACCCTACCTTAATGTATTTTTAGATGACCAGGCTTATTCCGGGATCATTGATTCTACCGCTTCAGCCGCTACTAATGCTATCCGAATCCGTTCTATCCAGAACGGAGCTATTATCGTCTTCGTCTTGAACCAACTTGTTTCTCCTTCTACCGCAGCCGCCACTATTCCAGTGCAAAATTGGATTGCTGGTGGTAAAGATCTTACCTTTGCTGAACCCGTTTTTGGTGTTTACACTCCTTCTGCAAATTACACAGTTAGAGCCGACAATACTGCAAAGCTCTATGATGGTACTGCTCTATCGGCACCTGCCACTGGGGTCACTCCCACACGATTGGCAGAGATCCGTGAAGAAGAAGACGAAGAAGAACCTCAAGTCTTCCAGTCCGACGCAGCAGCTACCAAAACAGACGCTTCAGCAGCTTCAAAAACGGACGCACCAACGGGACGTTCTGTAAGTGCTCCTTCAACTTCTAAAACCGCACCCACCGGTATCACTCCTTTCTTGGACGCTGGTGGGGACTCGTTTTCCTCTCAACTTTCTTCACGCAAGAATTTCATTCCTATGCACTATGTTTCTCCGGAGGCTCGAGCTAAGTTGGTCACAGGTGAGGTAATTACCAACTTGAGACAACTAACTCGGCGCCTTGCACCTGCTTTTGCTATCTATCCACACGATGTAGTCAACCTTGGTGCTTGGGACACTGCTGTTACCCCTCTGACCTCCAATCATGTTTTAGCTATTGATCCAGACTACTTTGGTTCGGCTACAGGTCAAGGTGACAGTTGTGTCTTTCGCACCATAGCTGCGTGTACCACCTCTTCCACCGATGCGAAATGGATTACAGAATGTACCTCTCCTTTGAGTTATATTAGTTATCTCTATTGCTTCGCTCGTGGTTCACGTAGATATGCTATATCTTCTCAACCTTCTAACGTTATCAACGCCGCTAAGTTTACAACATTTTGCGATGAAACTGATCCTACCGCCGACTCTGGTGTAGGAACTTTTGACTTGCGAATGAGTATGCACTCACTCGAGTTAATACCACCATTACAACCGTGGTTTATACCCGAGTGGGGAGCGTATGGCTACGGCTTTGATAACTCCTCTTCCTCTACTGTACCCCAGAACTCACAATCAGGTCTTAACTCGATCTTCTCAGGCAATCCAGCTCTGCAAAAATCGGGCGAGGCAGGTTGTGGTGTTGTGGTGTCAGTTCCTTCGACTTCTCGCTATCCTATCAAACTCATCACTTCGATGTCAGATGCTTCTATAGCAGATTACGTCAAATCTAAGAGTACAAACGCTCCTCGTTCGAGGCGCTTT